AAATCCAAGCAAAAGCACCAACTAATCAAGGAAAGAAAACTGTGGATCCTAAAAAGAATGAAGTAATTGCTGCTTCATATGAAATTGGTAAAATACAATTACCAAAAATAAATCGGGAAGAAACTGAAAGTCAACAATCATTAGTTGAAGAAGTATTAGTTGAAGACTTTATGACAGATTTATATAATGAAGGTTATTCTGTAGACGAGATAAACGAATACTTATTAGAAGAATATGAAATAGATGAAGAGTATCTTGAAGAGGTTTGGGGTATTCTTGCAAAAGGTGCTTTGAAGGGTGCAAAACTTCTAACTAAAGGTGCTGGATATGCAGCAAAACGTGCTGTAAAGGATAGTGCTAAAGTTGCTAAATTTGCCAAGAATCCAAAGAATTGGTCACGTGCTAATAAAGATCTTGATAAAGTAGGTGGAGTTTTAGCAAAGGGTGCAAAAGATACTAAAGAATTAGCTGCACGTACATATGCTGCTGGTCAGAAAACTAGACAGATTCTAGATGCAAGTGGTAAAAAATTACTTGGACCAGCAAAATCCTTTAATCAATTTACTTCAGATTTTCAAAGATCTCAAACAATAGCAACCAGAGCTAGTAGAATTGAAAAAATACGTGCTGCAAAAGATCTTAATAAAGCTGGTACACAAGCAACAAAGATACAAGATCCTTGGAAATCTCCCACAGTTACTAAAGGTGGAACTGCAACAGTAACTGTAGTTGAACCTAAAGTAACAAAGGTTAAATCTCTTAAACCTGCTTCATCTTCCCCAGAACCAAAGGTAACAAAGGTTA